GCATACGAGACCATCCGGCCCATGGATTGGCGCGCGTATGAAAGTAGAGCACCGGCCGGTTGCGCGTGCTCATCTGCAGGATCGGGACTTTCTCGTATCCGGTGATGATTTGCTCGCCGTCCTTCTCGGCGCGCTTCGGCAGCAGCTCGGCGTCGGCGTCCTCGATGGTTTTTGCGCCGTTCAAGTAGGACGCGACGGTCGGGCTGTAGCCTTGGACCGGCGTAAATGTGACCGCGAGCTTTCCGTTGCGGTCTACGAGGCGAAAACGAAGTGTTTCGAGCAAATCTAAACCGACCAGCTCATCGCACCATGCCATATCCAGCTCCGCGCCTTCTATGACACTCAAATCCTGTGCGTAATTTTTGAAACAGCAGATACTGCCGTTGGGTGCCACGAATTTTGCCTCACTGAATCCGTTTTTGACCGTGTAGCTGATGTTTGTGACCTGACTTTTGCGCGCATTGCGCCACTCAGGGGGCATAAACTTCCAAAGACGCGGCTGCTGCGACTCGATGCTAGTCGCGGACGTCTCGGCGAAGCACCAGACGACGGCTCCGGCCTTGCTGTGCATTAATCTAATGACTTCCTTCGCCGCCCACTCGGTTTTTCCGCTCCTGTTTCCGCCCATGACGAGCAGCTCGCGGTGTTTTTCAAGCAGCTCGCTGGCCTTTTTCCACAGCGGCGGCACATAGCCAAAGCGGAACGGATCGCTCGCCTCGCGCGCGATTAGCTCTTCCCTCGTTTTGAGATATTGCCAGCCTTCCTCCGGCCCCAGTTTGCTCAGAAGATCAGTGTCGATCTTCATCACAGGGTGCTCGGTCGGCTGAAACCGTTGTTTCTGTTCGTTCACTCCCACTGCGCAGACTCCGCTGCGCTCTCCCCTCTAAAATGTAATGGGCGCTGACTGGTTGACGCGCGGCCCCTCCCAGAACCGATTTGTTAAGCCGTGTCAGCGCCCAAAGTTGCTATGTCTAAAGTCGGATTCTCAGAAAAATGGAACTGGTCGCTGCGGACGTGCAGCGGTTGGCCGGTGGACTCCGGCACGAAGGTCCAAATGTCGTTCGCCATGCCGCCCTGCGGCTGGACGTAGAGCAGCCACGCGGTGCCGACACCGGCAACTTCGGCGCGCATGGGATATGGTGACCAGCTAATCATTGTCGCTCGATGACCGCCTTAAAGTCCGACACCGGAATCTCCACGCACGGCTCGTTGTCCGCCTCTCGTCGCGCCTCACGCGGACGGAAGAAACCGACCGGATACTGCTTCCGCATGATATCCAGCGCGTAGATACCCTCGGTCCATTCGACAATGAGGCTGGTCGGCAGGACGTCGCTGAATTGCGCAACGTGGACGTATTTCTGCAGGCTCCACCTAAACGTCGGATATTTGTCCTTCGAGTTGTAGCGGCGCCGCGCTTCGACAAGGTGTTTGGCCACGCCGTTGCGCATGAAGACTGCGTCCACCGGATACGCCTTGCTGCAGCGCTCAATCGTGTAGCCGTATTTGTCGGCGACCTCCTGCAGCATGCGCGCCTCGACCTCGCGGTGTTGTTCAGTTTCAAAATACATAGAGCGGCTCCTGTTTTATGCGGTTACAGGAGCGGGGTGATGAAATGACCAGTCCACAACGACCGCCGCATTTCCCATGACGCTCTAAAGTTTGATGGCGCCCCACTAGTCGTGCTCTGTGGGGCTGGGCATACCGGCTTGCTCCGAGGCGCACACCACCATGCGCGCCTGCACGAACCCGCTTTTGCCATCAGAAAATTCATTTCGCTTGCTTGCGCTTGCGCATTTCCGCGCACAACGCATCCGCCTTCTTCTTTGCCGCCGCGGCGACAAGTTTGCATCGCTGCGCTTTTAGAAGTGCAATGGTTTTGTCGATCTCGGCGATTTCGTCTGTCATAATACTGTATTTACTCATGAATCATGGCCGGATAGTCATGTGCCAAAGACCGATCTGGCTAACGCTGTAGCCAAACCAGACCACACCGGCCCAAAAGTTGTGCTGTATGCAGAATTGATCGATGGCCACGGCGAAATAGAGCAGGCCGACCAAGGCGATGAGGATTGCGGACGTCATGGGGAAGTGCGGAGTGTGGAGCGTGGATGTGCAGGCTCGGCGGGGTTTAGTGCGCAAAAGGCTGTTTTCCAGTTGTGCGCCTCAATGCGCGCATCACTAAGCGCGCGCTTAAATTGCTTCAGCTCCGCTTTGGTCGATTCAAAATACGAGTTATAGAGGTTGCATTTGCGCTCCAAGTCGCGCGCAAACTCCACCGGCACAACGTGGTTGCCGCGGGCAAGGTTATCGGTTTCGGGCGTGTCGGTCATTCCATGACCCTCCTCCATTTGTCGCGCCACATGCTGCGCGCCATGACTCCGGCGGCATCGGCGACGGCTTCTTCGCTCAGGTGGGGGAAACAGTCGTGCAGCAACTCGTGGACGATGGTGTCCAGCTCGTTGATGCCGCTTTGCCGCGGATCAATGAACACACGGCCATCACCCATAGTGAGTCCGTCCGCCTTTTCGCGGCCGAGCTTCCTACGGATGATGGCGATGTATTTGCGGCGAGGCATCAGGCGGCTTTCTTGTAGCGAAGATTCGCGTAGTGCAGATCGAGGCGGGCTTTGAACAGCTCCCACTCGTTGTCGCTGCTGAACATCCACTCGATGCTGTGATCGTTGGCTTTCTCCTTGCCGATGCGAACGACCGCGCGGCGCTGAACACGTTGCTCCGGCCGGTTCTCGTTCCATAAGCGCTCATAGGCTGCGAGCTGCAGCTTTTGCGACAGGTAGATGCCGCTCGATGTCTTCCAGTCGAGCAACACGATGCGCCCCTCCTTGTCGATAGACGGCGCGTCAATCGTGCCGCCAAACAAGTGTTGCTCGCTAACGAGCTGCACTTCCGGCTCCAGCACCGTGAGACCCTGCTCGTTCCAGAACGACAGGAAGTTATTGAACGCGACGCCCGCCTTCTCGACGTCGGCCGGTGCGAACTCGGAGAGATCAGCCACCCAACCGTGGAAGAAGCATTCGATTAAGAAGTGCGTAATCGTCCCGATGTCGGCAGCGCGGTCGCGCACCTTCCGGTAGTCTTGGTTCTTGTTGCCAAGACCCCATGCCCAGTGGATCAGGTTGCTTTGGTCATCGCCGATCTTGGAGATGGTCGAGGCACCTACCACTTGCGCGCCGTCCTTGAGGATATACTTCTGGTGCGCTTTCAGCTTTTCCAAGCGTACAAGTTTGCGACCGTCTGCAGCGAAGCGCTCCGGCGCAGGCTCGGCGGGCTTGGCCGAAGGGGAGCGGCGTTTTGCCGCCCCCCTTTTTGCAGTGGTTGCCATGGCTACCACTCGACTTCTTCGCCGTTGGTTCCGGTTTTGACCGATGCGCGGGGCGCCTCAGTAACCTCGAAGCCGTAAGCCTCGGCCGTTCCGCCACTGCTCCATGTGACCAAGTCCAAAATCTGGACCGCCTTGGGCTGCAGCGTGATTCCGGCGCCGAGCGACGCGGTGTACCAAAAGTATGGAACCACAGCGACCTTGAGCTTGCTGCCGCCGCCGATGTTTTCGTTGGTAATCTGGCCGGACGCATCAAACAGCTTCGGTTGGCGCGTGTAGGTCTCGCCGTCCTTGCCCTTGCCGGTTGCTTTGACCTTCAGTTTGAGCTGCACCATGCCGTCGTTCTCCGTCCAAGGCGCTGCGTGCTGCTTTAGTTTCGCCTTTTTGGGCAACCCCTCCATGACGAGCTTGTTGTTAATCTCGGCAAGTTTGGCCGAAAGGAATTCAGTGAACATGGCCTCGATCTGTTTGAGAAACGGCTCCGCGTCTTCGGCGGACATTTCGAGGTCTACTTTGTATTGGCCCTCCTCGGAGAACTTAGTGTCCGGCGAGTTGAGTCTGGGATAGCGAGCGATGCCCGCAGGTGTGGTCAGGGTTTTATTCATTTTGTGTATGTGGGTTTGGTGTTTTTGGTTGGATGGGAAAGTCGCTGTGGCGCATGAGTTCGCAGAAGTCCTCGAATGTGAGAGTGACCAGCATGCGGCAGTGATCCTTGCGATGGATCACGGCACAGTTTTTGCGCTCGGCGTCGCGGTAGGCTTGAGCGATAGCCGCATCGAGATCGAAGCGTGCGCGGCCGTGGCGCTTGCACTCGAAGTGCCAAGTCGGCAGGCAGGGCACAACAACGTCAGGTGCGGAGATCCCCCAAGATCCCTGCGAGACCTGTGCGCCCCGCCGTGCCGGAAAACCTTCGGCGGTCAGAGCCTTGGCAACCTCGCGCTCGAACGAGGCGCCCTTCTGGCGGGAGTTGATCATTCGTTGATGGCCTCCCAGAGCTGTTTGTCCGGTGCGTAGACGCTGTTGCCCTCGTCAGTCAGGCGTGGCGCGGAGACGATGTTGCTGACCGGAGCCTTCGCATCAAATCGCGTCAGGCTCGGACGCCACGTCATATTCAAGGTGCCGGTGCGTCCGGCCCTGTGCTTGGCGATGATTAACTCCGCGTCCTGTGGCTCCGGCTCTTCGTCTTGCACCGCGTAGTAGGCTGGCCGGTGAACGAGAGCGACCAAATCGGCGTCCTGTTCAATGCTGCCGCTCTCGCGCAGGTCGGAGAGCTTCGGCCGGTTGTCAGGACGGTTCTCTGCCTGCCTGTTTAACTGCGCGGCGGCGACCACTGGAATGCCCAGTTCCATCGCCATCGCTTTTAGTCCGCGCGAAACAAAGCCGACCTCATTCTCACGGCTCTTGGCGGCGCCGTGGCTTACCAATTGAAGGTAATCGACAAAGATGATCTTCACGCCCCAGCGCCTCACGGCCAACCTTGCACGTCCGCGGATGTCCAACAAAGACATGCCACAGCGGTCATCTATGTACAGCGGCTCGCCGGAAAAATCCAAAGCGGCGGAACCGATGCGGCGCTTTCCGGCGTGATCAACGAATCCATTGCGGACCAGCTCGGTGTTGGTGTTGGCGCGCGACAACACTACGCGAGCGGCCAATTCGTTTGCTGGCATCTCCAGCGAGAAGTAGAGCACCGACACCTTGCGACGCATCAGGTTGTCCGCGATGTTCATCATCAGCGCGCTCTTACCCATGGCCGGACGTCCGGCAATGACGCTCAGGGTTCCGCCGCGCAGACCGCCGGTTACCTGATCCAGATCGGCAAAGCCGGTGCGCAGACCGAGGGTCTGCTTGTTGTCCATCAGCGCCTCCAGCTCTTCGAGGAGCGAGGGCACGATGTCGGCCGCGCTGCGCATCGAGTCGGTCGGGGCGCCGAGACTTAGCGACAGGACACTCTCTCCGGCGGACTGCAGCACTTCGTCGGCGTTCGCGGCCATGTCGTTAGCCGCTGCCTGCATGGAGACTGCCGCGGAGATAATCGAGCGACGGCCGTGCAGATCGCGCAGGGTTTGCGTATGGTATTCGAGCGCGGCCAGACCACCGCACGCTTGCATGAGAAACTCGGTGATGGCTCCGGCGCCGCCGACAAAGGTCAGCTTCTTCTGCGCGTCGAGCCTCTGCGTGACGGCAATGATGTTGGGCACGCCGCCGTCTGCGCGGATCTCATTGATCGCATCGAAAATCGCGCGGTGGGCAGGAGTGTAGAAAAGATCGCCATGCAATCCGGCAACCTCATCAGCGAGCTTCGGCTCGGCCATGAGTGTGCCGAGCACTGCCTTCTCGGTGTTTGGGCTTTGTGGGGTGGTGGTGGTTTTCATACAAAGTTGTCGTCGTCGTCATCACTCGCTGCCAGCACGGCGAGAACCAGCAGGGCGAGGAAAGCTAGGTAGATGAAAGTCTGCACCGGACTCATTGCGCTCCCTCCGTCGTTGGCGCATTTCGTAGCGACGCTTGAGCCAGCGGTCGCACGCTTCGTCCACCGCTATGACATCGTCTGCAATGTGTGGCCATACGCTGCGCAGTGTTTGTTTAAGTTCGGGTCTCATGGGCTGCCGTTTCTACGTCGTTCGGCGTGGTGGCAGCCGGTGGGTCTTGATGCGTGCAAGTGTGGACAAATGCGGACATGGGGGCAACAACTTTTAAGCGTTTTCTGCAAAAAATTTCATCCCAGTTTTCGCGGTATTTTTGGCCGTTTATTGGCCGCGGCGCGTCGCCCTTTCCGGCGCTCACAGCGGCTCCTCCACGGCCAGCAGCGCTTCGTGCTTCTCGTCGCTCACGTCGGGCGAGAGCGCCGCGCACCGCTTCAAGACGAGCTTGAGCCGGTTGACGCGCTTAATCAGCTCACGCTTTTCCGCTTCGAGGTTGGCCATTTCGGCCGAGTTGCGCTTGTCCTCGGCGCGGTAGAACTCCAGCTCCGCGGAGGAGCCGAAGTTGCTGCCGAAGCCGATCTCGCCGACCACTAGGTCAGGGTTCATTTCTTGGCCCTCCCTTGCTCCTCGGCGAGCCGCTCGATAACTGCGTTGAGCAGCAGGTAGAGCGCGTCGAGGGTTGCCTTGGCGTCGTCCACGGACGCGGTGATGGTTTCCATGTTGATGGTGTACTCAGCGAGCTTGGGCTGAGACGGCTTGGGTTTGGTCTTACGGTTTTTCATGATGTGGGAAATTTATACAGGGGGGTGGGACAAGGGTTGTCCTAGGGGTAAAGATTCTTGCGAATACATAGCCGCGACTTGGTCGAGAAGTTCCCAGTTGTCGGGATCTCTAGCGTCGGGGGCATTACTTCCAACGCTGCGGTTGCGCATTTGCGTTGGCGTGTATGTGGTTTTGCGCCTGCTGCCTAATTCGGATCTTGTATAAAAAACCCACCTATCAATGTCGGCCAAATGCGCCGCCAAAATGTCGTAGGCGTGGTTGCAATATAAGCCACTCCCGCATTCGTTTTTTACATGATAGGCGTTTCTATCCTTTAAGTATGCGCAACGCTTTACCTGAACAAATAAGGACCGCGCGCCTTCTCTACTAATGATTGCGTCGTAATTTTGCTCTGCGCCGCTCATGTGGCGAACCCTCCATCCGCGCTGCGTTGCTTGTTTGCAAAATTCAAACTCGCTTACATCGCCCTTGCGCAAACTTGAAAGCAGCGACCCGCGATCCGTCACCGCCGAGTGGTCGCCGTTTTCGAGCGCAAATATCGGAGCCTTGATCATGCCGCCTCCAATCTTGCGCGCTGCAGGCTGCGCTCTAAGGCACTGGGACCGGACGCCTGCTGCGGCAGGGGTTGCGGGTTTTGCGCTCCTCCGCGCTTGTCGCGGTATTTGTCGGTGTAGGGCTTGACGTAAGCGCAGGCGATGGCGGTCTTGATGGCTTCGACGGCTTGCCATTCGTTCACGGTCGCCAGCTCGTCCAAGATGATCTTGGCGGCGCGGAGCGTCATGGGGTTGTTTCGCCCGCGGATCTTGCCGGTGCGAAATTCGCAGAACTCGCCCCACCATTTGTGAAAGCCGGAGCCGGAGTGGGGTAGGGGAAGCGAATCGGGGCCGACAACCTCGACCGGAGCCTTGGCCTTGCGCGGTTTGGATTCGGGGGCGCCGGTTGCTGCCTCGTCCTTTTTGGGAGGATGCGAAGGCGACGGAGTCGCCGGAGTGTCACCTAATAGATGTTCCTTATTGTTCTTATATGTTGGGGTCCGATCCTGACACTCCTTGGGTCCAATCGTGACACTACTTGGGTCCAAATTTTGGACCCGTCTCAATTTGACACCTATCTCCGGCGCCAGTCCGACAATGCGCCAAACGGTCGCCTCGGAGCCGTTTCCGGCGATGCGGCGATGACCCTTCTCGACCATGGCCAGCTCGCCGAAATCCTGCAGGCGACGCAAAGAGCGGGCAACGGTTGAGCGAGCCAAGCGCGTCTTGCTGCACAGCTTGCCCCACGATCCGAAGCAGTTGCCGTACTCGTCCGCAAAGTCAGCGAGCGCGAGCAGCACCAGCCGGTCGGCGCCTTCCGCCTCGCTCTTTTCCCAGACGTAAGAGGTCGCTGCGACGCTCACTGTGCCCTCCTGAGACGGTTGCGCTTCGAGATGTCCGACGACTCGAACATCAAAACGCCGTCCACGTTCGCCATGCCGGTGTATTTAACCTTCAGCTTGTCATGCGGTGGGCACACCGGCTTCCAGCTCTCGGCGTCCTTCACCCAACAGATCGCCCGCGCTGACCAGTTCGGAAGGTTCTCAATGTAGAGCATGTGCGAGTTGCGCGGGGTCTGAGCCTTGCACAGCCTGATGTTGGCAAACTCATCGCCCTGCCGGAAACCAACCTGCCGCGCGGTCTCCTCGGCCAGCTCCTTGGCTGACTTGGGGGCGGCGACTAGGTTGGCCTCCGGCTTTGGCTCGGAGGAAGAAGGAACATACTGTTCTTTAATCTCTGGGGAATCGGCGTGCCTCTGTTTACTCTGTAGGCCATTTGGAACTATCTCACGGTCAAGTGCCTGCGGAGTGGACTGTGCGGCAGGCTTCGAGATGGCTTGGGGTTGGGGCTTGAAGGCGGCTTTGGCTTTTTCGATGAGGTTTTGCATGGGTGTTTTTGTAAAAAATTTTGCGAGGGCTTACCGGTCGGGGGTTTGCGAAGAAAAAATCAAGTCAGACCCCCTCCCCCCCTCTGTACAGAGGAATGTGCGAGGGGTTAATCGCTGTGGCTCCATTATACATTCTGGACATAGTATTCGGTTATAGCGTAAGTCGTTGAACATCAGCATCGATGCTCTCCGGTTTCGGGGTGGAATTGACCGGCGGGAGCGCTGCCGCGGCCTTTTGCGGCGTGTCTCCGCTCACCTCGACCGGTTCAAACGCCACATCCACCACATCGCCACGCGCCTTGAGTCCGGCCACGAACGTATCCCAAGCCTCGGCGGCTGGTGCCGTGACATGCTCGACGCGCTGCGTGGCGCCGCCTGAGAGCAGCTCTGATTTCTCCGTTGCAACCGCGGACATGATCGTCAGCTCGTGCGACTTCATGTCCGGTATCCTCTCAAAGAGTTCCGCGGTCCCTACGGCAGCCAACGTCTTCCAGTTCTTCGAGGTAATTTCGCGTGCGCGTTCCAGCAGCTCCGGCCTGTTGCGTATCAGCGCCATGATCGTGTGGTAGCTGGTGTTAAATGCGCGGCACATCTCGCGGATAGACATGCCAGCCATGTGCGCCGCGGCGATCTTCTCAGCCTTCGCTTCGGGCACATCGAGGCCGGTTGAGCGACCCACATGCACAGGGGCAATCTCTGGCTCTGGCTTGGGCTTCTTCGCCTTCGGCTTGGATTGTGTCTTAGGTCTTCCCATGATTATTTCGCTCCTCCTACCCTTCCGCTCAATAAAAGCGCCTCCTGCTTGATTTTAGCCGGTCCACTCTGCGCTGAGATGTCGCGCAAAATCTTGGTCAGACTGCGGATCACGCTCTTAGCCTTGGCCGCAGTGCAATCGAGCGCCCAGAGGGTGAGGTGACCGCCCATGATCGCGTACCCGAAGCGTCGAGCGCCCTTGATGCGGCGCAGGGCGCTGGACAGCTCCTGCACGCGGCTCTGGATCACCCAGCGCTTGCCGGTGGTGTTCCAGTAGCACAGCGCCGCGGGAAAGCGCGTCAGGCCGGTCTTCGGGTTGACGCCGTTGATCGTCACTCCGCGTCCTCCTCGCGTCCGCAGCGGATCGCCCACAGGAACATGAACCCATAGGCAGCGAGCGCGCCGACCGGCATACCCGCGGCGAAGCCGATGAAGATAAAGCCGAGGTCAGCCACGGCGACGCTTCCTCCAGATGCGCTGCGCGATGACTAGCATGATGTGCGCAGGCACCGTTGGGGCGGCACCTCGATAGGTCTTAGTTCTCTTTCCGGTATTCATGTGGGGTTAGGCTTGGGCGTTGGTATCTCAGGGCAAATCGGTAGCCGCTCATGAAGGCATCGCGGCGACCGGAGGCGTGCGCCGCGAAGTAGGCTTCTTTGCGGGTGAGGTGAGCGGACGCGCGTCCTTTGCGGAAGGCGCGCGAGACATGGTCTACGAGGTCGGCAAGGATCTCGGTGCCATCGCTCACGCGGTCCATCGCCATGGCGGCGTTCGAGCGCCAGCGCGAGTTGCTCTCGTAGGTCTCAAGGCTGAACGCCTTGGCGCGGTGAGTGAGTCGGTGCGCGGTCGTCATGCCGCAACCTCCATGCGTTGCAGCCGGTTGATCTCGCCACATGCGGCGCGAACAAGCTGCGCTCTCAGGTCGCGGCTCTCGCTGCGGGCTTCTCGCATCATCGCGTCGCACTTCATGTTGTCGTCGCGCAGTCCGTCGTTCTGTTGCTCAAGGTCAGCGATCCTGTCCTTGAGTTGGATGGTCTCGTTCCGGTAGCTGTCGCGGGATGCGCGCAGGCAGCGAATCAGATCGTCCTTGTCGATCTTGTCCTTGTAGGTGGTGAGCTGCTCTTCGGTGTTGCGCAGTTGCGCTTCGAGCTGTTGAATGCGTTCGGCGTCGCTCACTTCGCGCTCCCTTCATCCCAACCCTTGCGCAGCTTCACATAGGCAAGCAGCGCGGTGTGGATCTCATTGCTCGCCGCGGCCATGGCCTTGGGCGAGGTCGTGACGTGCGCTAGGTCCGGCAGTGCCGCGGCCAGCACCTCGCACATCCGGCGTGCCTCGTCGCGCTCGTTGAGCAGTCTTTGCATGGGGGCGCGCAGGACCGGCAGCGTCTGCACCATCGCCGCAGCGATGTGCGTTGAGCCGAGACACTCAGGGTCTCCGCACTCGCACATCTCCTGCTGGTAGTAGCTCATGTCGATCATGGCCGACCTCCGATGCGGTTGATAACTTCGAGGGCGAGGAACACGCTGAACGTCAGCGCGACGACGGACACAAACGTCGTGTCGGTGAGGTAGCTCAAGGCTTCGAGCATGGTGGGTGTGTTTGTCATAAAGGCTACTTGCTGGTGCGCAGGGCGCGCTTGGTCATGAAGGCTTCAAGCGCACGGTGGCTGATGCGTGTCCCTCGTTGTCCGCCCACCGAGAACGCGGTGAGTTCGCCGGAGCGGATGAAGTTTTCGAGGACGGTGCGGCGGCAGCGGACAGCTTTGGCCGCTTCGGTGACGGTGAGGACAAGTGGTGGTGTCATGGCTTGAATGTCCGGTGTTATCGGACAAGTGCGGACAAATGGCAAGGGCTTTTTTCGGGGTGGTGCGTCATAGGGTGAACACCCCATGCGAGGTCTGTTAGCAGTTGTTGACTTTGTGCGGACTAGAGCGGACGTTTGCGGACGCTATGAAACCAACAACCAAGGCGGCGGCACGTCGTGACGGAAAAAAAGTCACGGTCTCGCTGCTGCCCAAGACACACGCCAGACTCAATCGCGCCGCGCCCGCTCACCGCGTCTCGAACAACCGGTATGTGCAGATGGCCATCGAATTCTTCCTAGATTGCGAAGAAGCATTCGGAGGTCCGCTCACACCACAGTTCCGCGACGCCACGGTCGGCCAATTGCGCCGGACGCAGGAAAAGCTGAAGCAATTCCTGTCGGAAGGGTGATTTTTAGCCTGTTTGGGGAGGGCAAATTTTTTCCTTGTGCTGTCCGCAAATGTCCGGTAATGTCCTCACTGAAATGAAAACACACATCCGAAACTTCCCAGCCAGCGACCTCAACTTGGTCGCGTTTGCCTACGTCTACGAGGAGCACTCAATGCACTCCAGCACAGGGTTCGAGACCTGCGTCGAGATGGAGGTGCGCGATCAAGCCGCCTACAACCGCTACCAGCAGGCCGGTGCGGTCAACGGCAATAGTTGCAACTGCGACTGCTGCGGTCATTCGCTCCTGTATAGCTGCATCGTCGAGCACGCGCCGACCGGCGGGTTCTTTCACATCGGCCGCGACTGCTTCGCTAACGTCGAATGCCTGCAGCAAGGCGCGCAATGGTTGAGCCTCACCAGCGACCGCGCGGTGGCCCGCGTCGCCGCTGGCAAGAAGGCAGCCAAGGAGCGCAAGGCCGGTGACGTGCGCGAGGCCAAGTTCTTCGCGGAGCGCGCCGACCTAGCTCCGGCGTTCGAGTTCGCCAAGAACCCTCCGGTCGCGGAGAGCCATCCGAGCTACCACAAGATCTCCTACGGCGTCGCCACGCTGAACGACATCCGCCAGCGCATCCGCCGCAAGGGCGCTCTCAGCGACAAGCAGCTCGCGCTGGTCGGCAAGCTGTACAGCGAAGCGCTGGCCAAGCTCGATCAGGACCGCGAGCGCGCCCAGCAGGTCGCCGCGGCCGTCGCCAATGGCCTGCGCGCACCGGAGGGCCGCGTCGCGGTCGAGGGCACCGTCGTCAGCACCAAGTGGGTCGAGAGCGACTTCGGCGGCGCCTACAAGTGCCTCGTAGACTTCGGCAACGGCACCCGCGCCTACGGCACCCTTCCGGCCTCCGCGGACAACGCCGAGCGCGGCTCCAAGGTCAGCTTCACGGCGACCTTCGAGGTCAGCGCCAAAGACCCGCTGTTCGCCTTCTACAAGCGCCCCACCAAATGGGTGGCGGCGCCGGTCGGGGTGGGGGAATCCGCCTTGGCCAACCCCCAAAAAATAGCCGCTTGACTTGTCCACAGAAGTCCAGTAATGTCCGAACTTGTTATGAATACACACACCACCACAATGGGCGCAGCGAACACCACGGCTGCGCGTCTGCAAAAAGTCGTCTCGGTCTTTGGCCGCGACTGCCTTGGCAACTTCAATTGCGTGACGACCGAGAACGGCCTGTTCACGCGCAACATCTACGACGAGGACGGTAAGTGGCTGCACCACGAATCCGGCAAGCGCGGCTTGCTCAAGATGGTCGCTGGCCAGCGTTTTGTCCGCTTTTTCGTCTAACCAACCAACCACCAACCACATGAAAACACACACCACACACATCCGCTGGAACTTCAACCAGCAACTCACCCGCCTGCGCACCGGCGACCTCGTCCGCTACGACGGCCGACCGGTGCGCGTCGAGCGCGTCACACCCACGGCAGCCTACATTGCGCTGCCGGTCGAACCCCGCACGTTCACCACCCTGATGGGCCAGACGGTGACCGTGAAGGCCAAGCCGAAGTGCATTGCCATCTCGGCGAACTCGGAGATACCTGTGCTTAACCGGAGGGCTGCGTGATGAGCGCACACGTCATCCGCAAATCGACAACGATCCGCGAGCTGCCGACCGGCTGGCTGGCAAAGGAGCGCGGCACCACCTACAAGACGGCGCATGCCGCATTGCAGGCGACTCGCCGCGAAGATCGTGCTATCACCCGCGGCATGCCGTCATCAGCGGTTGTCCGCATCATCAACTGGGAGCCGACCACTTCCGCGGGCCGCTCCATTATCCTCGCACTACAATGACCACCGCGCGCATCACCAAGCGAAAAATTGGCCCCAGTAGTTTTGAGGTCATCAGCAAGCGAACCGGCAAGGTGCTGGGGCGCTACGGCGGAAGAGACGGCTCCAAGTGGGCTGAAACGGCATGCGGCAAACTTATCGCCGAAGATTCGCCGGTCAGTGTTGGAGTGCTGATTGGATTGATTCTCGCAGAGGCAGGGGAGGACAAATGACCACCCTCAACACCCACGCCATCGCGCAGTCCGCGGCCACGTTCAACGCGGACCATGACTACGATCTGCAGGCGGCGCTCAAGCTGACCGAGCTGGTCATCAGCCACGCGCACATGGTGCAGCTCGCCCGCAAGGAAGCCGCGGACCCGCAACTGATGCTGCCCATCGAGGAGGTCGCATGAGACCGCTCGCCATCCTCGCGCTGGCCTTGGCTGGCTGCGCGGCCACGCCTAACGACTACAACACCGAGCAGGCGCTGCCGGTCCTCACGATCGACATCCGCAGCATACCGACCGGCGCCGTCATCTACATGAACGCGGAGTATGTCGGCACCACACCGCTGCAGCTCAAGGTCGTCGCCGACAAGTTTGGCAACTGGCAGAAGCCGACACGCTTCCAAGCGTACGTCCCGCACGATACGCAGAGCTACGAGGAGGCGCTGTATCCCTCCGGCTCCCGCGTGCCGTCTCGCCTGCTGCTGCGCGTGCCGCGCTACACGCACTGGTACAGCGCCACGCAACCCAAGGCGCCACAGACCGCGCAAACCCTGCAGGTGCGATGATGCGTCACGATTACTTCGCCACCGGCACCTTCCCATGGTCCGGCCTGCGCCTCGCCGGTCGCGTGTTCGACTCGCCGGAATTGTTCTCGATGATGCGGCGCCAGTGCCTCAGCGATGGCTGCGTTCGCAACGCCTGCCTCGAACTCGATGTCCTGCCATACGCCGAAGAAGTTGCGGAGATTGAGGCGCATATTCTCCGCAGGGAAGCGGCTTACTGCTGACGCAAAACGGCCGCGGGCATCTCTGCCAGCGGCCGCTGGGACTACACCGGCTTCAAGCCGAGCCACTCGAACAGGACCGTGATCCAGCTCAAGTTCCTCCGCTCGCCGACATATCCTGTCGCGCCATAGGGACCGTAGACGATCCCAAGGGGCGAGGACGTTTCGTAACGCATCTGCGCACCTCCTTTCCGCTATCTATTCTACCACCTTAACGTGGATAGATTTAGTTACTTTTTAGACACATCGCACCGGACATGTCTAATTGGTGGACTTATCCCAGACTGACGCGACATCAACCTCGCGGTCGTACACCGCGTAGAACCTCGCGGTCGTCTGCGGACTCGTATGGCCGAGCATGTGCTGCACCAGCGAGATCTTGCCGGTCGCGTTAAGCATGTCGGAACCGGCCTGACGTCGCAGCTCGTAAGCGGCCGAGCGCCGGTCGGGGATGAACTCGCGGACCCACGCATTGAACATCCGCTCCATGAATCGCTTCCGCGCCTCGAACGTCTTGCCGGTGATGAGGTAGTCGCCCTCGACCGCGAGCAGCTCCGCGGACATCCATTCCGGTAGGCTCATGACTCTGCCGCGATTGTGGCCGGTCTTGAGCGTCACGCCTTCCTCCGGCCGCTCGATGATCACGATGACCTTCCGGTCCTCGCGGTCCTCGATCCAGCTCTTGCGGGCGGCGGCGCACTCCGAGGGGGTCATGCCGAGGTATCGAGTTAGTAAATACGCGCGGCGGACGGACCCGCCCATGCCCTTGCTCGATGCGTCCATCTTTTCGAGGATCTCCGGCGCGATGCGGACGAATGTGCTGACCGGCGCCTTCATGCCGGTCGTGGCCGCGCAGAACGTGGCGATGTTGTCCGGTAGCTCGAAGCCCTCCCATTCGAGCGAGTGTGCGAAGATCGAGCGCGTCGCGGCGAGGTTGGTGCGGACGGAGTAGGGGCTGCCCTTGTAGTTGCGCTGGTACTTCGAGATGAGCGCGGTCGTCAGGATCGAGAGGGGCTTGGCCTTAATGGCCTCGACGTCGTCGGTTCCGAGCGCGACGCGCAGGAACCGGAGCATGCAATTGACATTTTCGTGCCTGCTATTGATCTTGCTGACCATCTCGTAATGACGGATCGCCGCACCAATTGTCTCGGAAGTGTCGCGCCGCGCGTGCTCGCGCAGGGCGCCGATGCCCTTGTCCGCGGTGTCATCGAGAATGATCTTGGCTTTGACCTTGGCCAGCGCAAGGTCTTCGGTGCCGAGGCTGACCCGCTTCCGCTTCCGGTCGCTAGGGTGGTAGAATTTGAGCTGCCAGAATGGGGAGTTGCCGACTCGGTGAATGGTTCCGGTAATGCTGCTGCTTTTGATCGTGTGTGTGGCTTCCATGCCGCAGTCATTGCATGGAAAAAATCACAGCGCAAGCATGCACTGCCGGAGTGCCTCAAGATCCGGCAGCACTTAGGCGGATTCTCCGGCAGCGGGACTAGTCGTTTAGGACAAGCGCGGACAATCGTGGACGGCTTTTTACTCTATAATTTGATTCTCGCCGGTATAGCTCAGTGGTAGAGCACCTGATTTGTAATCATCTGCGGACCCAGCATTCATGCGGGTTGGCGGGCACTCTGGCAGTGTATCTGGCAGTGCCGTTTTTGACGGTTTTACAACCGGCGGCGGTCGGAGCGCTACCGACTGTCGTCTGTGCTACAGCAAATTTATCAAGCAGCGCTCTTTGCCTTGGGCCATAATCAGATCACCTACTTGGGGTCTGTCCAAGGCTTCGCACCGAGCGCGACACGTTAGGGTCTTCCTTGCGGAATGCTTGAAAAGTTATGCAGCTATTGAATGCCGAGGTTGCGCAGCTCGGCCGGAGACAATCCGATCAGCTCCTCAACCGGACCTAGGATGCCGCGGCCAAGCCGCACTCCTGCATCAGATCCTTGCACCCCTTGACCTGCTCCAGCGTCACCTTGTCCGGTCCGCCGCTGCGAGCCACCGCGTCGTCTAGGAAGCCGTCCAGAAGATCCTTCTGCGTCTCGGAATAGAGACCCTCGTTTATCTCCTTGGCGAACACCTGACGAACTTTGGCCAACAAGTTCTCGTAGGCTTTTTGGTCTTTGTTCATTAGTTCCCTTCCATTTCATCAGGACGATTGAAGGCATTCCTGCCGACTCGTCCCACCCTGTACTCTTCCAGTATTTCCTCAGATCCGCAAGCTCGGTTTTCGAGTAAAAAGAAGGATCAAAAGGTATCTCTCCAACCCTCTGAAACCCAAAGCGCTCGTAAAGCTCCGGCAAAAATCCACTCGGAGACCTGCCGCTTTTAACGGCGAAACAATCCAAAGCCGTGACACCATTCTGCAGCGCCTTGACGACAATGGCGTCGGCCATACCTCCGGCCTTGCGCTCGTTATTCATCACCAGCGTCAGCGTGCGCTCGTCCGGCCCAAAGCCATACGCATCTGGAGTCAGACCATAGTCTGACGCCGGATCGCCCTTCCGCACTCCGAAGTACACGCCGGAGTCGCCTAGCTGGAAGACCTCAAGCTCTTTTGCGCGCACCTTGCCGCTAAGGGTTTTTAGATCATACCTAGAAAGAGCCACTTTGGCGGGAGATGCATTCAGCGCGCTAACAATGTCTGCCGGACTAACGCCTCCCTGCTTCACGCTTGCCGAGGTAGAGCGCCACTGATCGTTGACGGCCATGTTGATAAGCTGCGCATGCCGCGGAGACTTGATCGCCGTGTATGCGTTGCTTGGAATCCTGTCAGCGATAGCGTCATTAATGACCTGCACAGGCTTTGCCAAATCAAGCGCGCGTCTGTCTCCTTGCTGCGGCTTACCCTGCGCCCTTCTCTGCGCGTAAAAGTCATCGAAGATCGTCTCGACGTTAATGGGGCGCGCGAATCGGCCGAGAACTCTGCCGCGCACGGCGTATTGATAAGATGGATGCTTCAGCGTTCCATTCTCTCCGAGCTTAAGAACCGGAGCGCCCGCCGTTAGCTCGATAGCCATGACCGCGTCGCCGATCCGCAGTCCGTCAAACTCCGAGGAGCGCATCTCGTCCAATATGCGCTGCAAGTTTGGCGCCCCCAGAGCTTCGGCTTCTTTCGATCCGAGAATCTGCGCGATGCGACTTCTGCTTCTTTCTCCTTGGAACGGTAGCTTGTTGACGTACGCCATGACGTCCGGCGACTCGATGCCAACAAAGTCAGGCATCTCCGCGCGGATCATGTCATCGAGGCGCTGCAAATTGTCTCCGGCAATTCTTCCATCGCGCGCATAGGCTGCGTTTGTTGCAATGACCGCCGTGGACGTTTCCGTGTTGCTGACGTGCGCGTTTTTGTGCATGGCCGCGACGAGCATGATTGCGCCCTCGTCTGCGCGCTTGGCCTTGGTTGTTGAAACTCCGGCGCCCTGATTAGACCACACGTTGGTTTCCTCGCCAACACGCTCTGCTTGTAGCAACGGCCATTCTGGTCCGCCGTGTGTTCGCACCGGTATAGCCACCTCGCTTGAATCAATGCCCCTGTACAACTTGCCCGCGCTTGTAAGGTCCGCGAAGGACGCAAAGACCTTTCTTCCGCGCAGGTCTTTGAGCGTAATAACAGGAGCCTCTTGCAGCGTGCGCCAGACGGTGCCACCTTCGTCGCTGATGACGGTGTCCGGCAAAAAGCTGGCCTGCGCCCTGTACATGCCTTCGTGTGTCGTCTCGATCTTCTTGGCCTTGTCCCAAAGCCAGTGATGCATGACGTGCGACCAGACCTCTGGAGCGACCTCAGCCCCTCCCTGCACCTGATCGCGCAATCCGTTGATGCGGTTGTCAATGCGCCGAAACAACTCCTCGCTGACGCGCCTGTCGCTAACCGACTCCTTGACGCGGCGAACAAGGTCGGCGCGCTTGGTGTTGAGCTTCCCAACGTCTCCTTTTCCGGTCAGCCAAAAATTGATCTCCACAGCATCAATCGTCGGCACGTCGCCAATGCCGAGAAGATGTGAAATAAAGCCCTTCTTGCCTGTGGAGATTCCGTTGAGCTTTTGTACGGCTGTCAATACGGCGTCGGTGTTGCCTCGGCTTGCATTGATATCGGCAAGAACCTGCGGAATGCGTGCGATGTTCTCCGGCGAAAATGCGCGCACAGTGGCAAACCTGTCATCTCCGTATGCCTTGCGCAGAGCGACCATCTCCTGCCAGTCGCTGGGATTAAACACGCCGCTCTCCGCGTTGTTGAGGGCGCGCTGTCCTGCTTCGGTGCCAAGCCAATAGGCGGCAGCTTCTTCGGGCCGAATTGCAGCGCGCCCCTGTTTGTCTGTGGTCAAAAAGTCCTGAGTGGGGGCAAATGGAATGTCCTTCTTGGCCAAGTTGCTGGCAATAACTTCAACGGCCCTCGCTCCAGACCCCTGCGAGGCAATCGTCATCACATAAGCCTTGGTGATGTCGCGCATGTTCATCTTGCCCTCGACGAGCTTGCCGCGCTGATCTGCAATAAATTGCGCAACCGGCTTTAGATATTCTGGAAACCCTCCGAGAACATCAGACGCTACTTTGGTAGGAATGAACGAAGTGCGCTTGAGGTCTTCCAGCGTTTTGGCAGCCTTTGATGTGGTTGTAGCATCCGGCATAGCACTCCCACGCTGCGCCGCACCACCCGCCGGAAACTGCTGCCGATACTGCCCATCCGCCGCTTGGAATGCCTGCGCGTCGGCGTTTTGCCAATTGGTCGCGTTGCTAAAGCCGCGCTTCATCGCTTCTTTGTTCATCCAAGCCGCCTTGCGGTCGGCATCGAACTGTCCGTATTGATCCAACGACATGCGACCGGCGTCGTCCGGCAGCGCGTTGATGTTGATCTTGTTGTAGTGCGGGAAGTAGCCTGTGCCGTGCGGGTCGGCATAGTTGAGCCGGTCGAAGCGGAACGTGCGGACGCTGCCTTGGTTGTTCAGCGTGTGCCACACAGGGTTGCTCGCCCTTTGAACGACGGTGCCGGTGCCGAGCAGTCCGTTGAGGATGTTCTTGCGCGTCACACCGAGTCCGGTCTCGCCCGCAACGCCGTTTTCGTAGTTGTTGAGAAGTTGCTTTAAGCCGGACTCCACGGCGCGCAGGTCGTTGCCAAACTCGCCGAGCTGCTCGTTGTCGATAGCGCGGATCGCCGCGGCGCGGAACGAGTTGAGATCGATGACCTTGGCCAGCAGGTGGTTCTTGGTGGAAACTGCCCAGCCGAATGGCACCATCTCTCCGGTCTTGGCCTCGACGTTGCCGAGGTTCTTGATCTTGTAGCTGCCAGCCTCGCCGGTCCCGATGGCGTTGTAGCTGTAGAGGTAGCTGCGACCCTTGGAGCGACCGGCCTCGAACTCGCGCGCCTTGGCTCGAAGCCACTCCGGCACTTGGACAAAGTGATCGAACTGCAGTGGAAGGTTGGGGCCACCAACCTCGACGCGGCCGTTGCTCAACTTCCGCGCGCCCCACTCGTCGCTGTTCTCGTTGACGAACTTGGTGCGGTCGTTGATCGACTTGATGGTCGCCGCCCTGACCTTCTCTTGAGTGTCGAGCTGCTGCTGTGACTTCGGCACCCGCGTGCCGTCCGGCCTCTCGATGAACAGGTCGCTCTCGATGACTGTGCCATTGCGGTTGCTGTAGGTGCGCGTGTGTGGACTGCGTGCCGCATCCTGAGCCTTGCCGGTCGGCGCAATCGGCGTGCCGCGCTGTTTGACGGCGCCTTCCTTTTCCAGACCGACCAGATAGCGGTCGAACGTCTTGACGTAGTTGTTGACCGCCTTTCGCATCTCCGGCGTGTCAAAGAGCGGGTTCTCCACGAAGAGCCGGTTGGGTGTCTCCAGTCGTCCGTTGCCGCGCATCCGAGCGCCCATCGCCTCGAAGCCTGCAGAGGCGGCGCCAACCGCGCGACTCAGCGGGCCACTGGCACGAATGCCGGAAAGGTTCAGACCCTTGCCAAGCCCGCTGAATGTCTCCGCGGCAATCTCGTCGCGCGCCCAGTCCCAAGAGATCTCTCCCTGCGCCAAGCGCTCTTGGTTAAGCATGTCGGCGCGCTCTTCGATGGCCTGCTTGCGCCAGTCGGTGTCGTTGGCCCAGCGCTCGCGGATGAACTCATTCTTCAGCGACTGCTCGGCCGCTTCGTCGCCACCGGCCGCGGCGATGCGCGTCACCTCATCAGGGCGCAACACGTTCAATTGGATGCCGGTCGTGCCGTCGCGCACCTCCTGCGTGAGATTCGCTGTGACGTATTCGCGTCCGCGGGCGGCGACTCCATCGGTGCCATACTGCTGGTCAACCATGGCGCGCATGCCGCGCTTCACCTCACCGCCGAGGATGTCGCTCTTGAGGATGGCGTGACCAATCTCATGGCCAGCCACGTCGCCGGTCGCCATCTTGTCTAGGTTAACAAAGATCCGCGGGCGCTGCCCCTTCTTGGCGTCAACATAGATGCCGCGCGTGCCCAGACCCATCGCTTCCTTGACCGTCGTGTTGATCTCGTAGTCCGTAGCGCGCAGGGGAATGAAGTCCGCCTTGGGCGAGATGACCGACTGCATGCGAGCCATGTTGACCAGCCTGTCGTGCGGCATCATGTTGGCCATCGATGTGGCGTCGCCGCCGGAGATCTCTGCATCGGCCAGCATCTTGGCTACCAGCGCGTCATCGAACTCCGACATGCGGCGCATCTTGCCGCCGATCACACCGGCACCGGCGCCGACAGTCATGATCGCGCCAAGGATCTCCGGCTGGCGCTCTTCCGGTGCAATGGCTGCCAGCGGCACAGCAATGGGCGCCGTCGCCACCGCTCCGCTCACTGCGTCGTCGGCCGCGCGGAAGACCTGCGTGGCGCCCAGCTTGTCGAGCGTTGCGGCCGACCGGCGGGCGATGGGTGAAAGACCCTGCGTCTCGCTGACGCGGCGCAGTGTGCTGTCCGCGGAAGTGAAAAAGCCATCGTAGGCACGGCGGTAGCGCTCAGGGATGGGGGCGCTGCGCAGCTTGCTCGCCGCCTCAATGCGCGACACGCCAACACCGCCGATGCCGATCTCGCGGGCGATGATGCTTCCGGTTTCAAGCCCTCGCTCCGCGCGTCGCAGCAGTTTGCCACTCCCCTTGAGCGTGGCCATGGCTGCTGCCGCCTTCCACGATACAGCGCTGAGAGCCGCGGCCTGTCCGGCTTCTCCGACACCGGTTGCGCCTTCGACGCCCTCTACGATGCCAGAGTAAAGGTTCTCCGCTTTCTGTGCCGCTCCACCGGCAACCTTGCTTCCAAGTTTAAGCGGCTTGCCTGCCAAACTTCCGACTCGGCGCAAAAGGCGCACCTTGTTCGCTGCACCCAAACCGGCAGGGACTGCAATGTTGAGCGGGTCGAGAACGAGGGCGCTGGCCAATACCAGTCCTTGATTGAGCTTCGACTCATCGATGCCCATCTCCGCGCGGCCGTCTGGCAGCGTGCCGATGTTGGTCTCGGTGATGTTAGCCGCCTGCTGCTGAAAGGATCGGTCGCGTACGAAACGCTGGTATTGTGTGTCCTCGTCGCCCGCTTCTTGCTCCTGCGTCTTTTCGTAGGCACCGGACGCCATGGCCTGCTCTCTGGCCTGAGCGAAAATCTGTGCGTCGGCCTGAGCGTTGCCGGTGAACTTGTTCTCCGCGGCGAGTCGCTGGCGCAGTTGGTTGTCGATCACGTTGACGCGCTCGGTCTCTCGGACGCTATCATTGACGACATCACCGGCCCATGACCACAGCTCGGCGGTGCTGATGCTGGCTTGGCGCATTCCTTCCGCGGAGGAATTGACCCATTCGTCATAGGCTTTTGTGCCGCGGGTTACAAAGTCAAAGGGCGCATAGGCGGTCGCCGCCGCCGCTTGAACAAGACCACCAGCTATTGCTTGGCCCGCCTCGATGAACTTGCCGACCTTGTCATCGCGGCGCTGGCGCAGCTCGCTGTAGCGCTTCCACTCGTCCTTGGTGGGAATGTAGGAAATGTTGCCGACCCGCTCGTAGTCCGCTTGGTCTACCTCTGCGGCGGAAAGCACTTTCTTGGGAGCGGGAACTTGAGGGCCGACCGAGCGGTCAGGGCGAGCGCCCATAGCGCGGCCAAAAGACGTCTCAGCCGCCACGCTGTTCTGCGCCTCTGCAGCGTCAGTCTGCTCGGCCGTCAGCATGGCGGGAGCATCCTGACGCGCCGCCTCGCGATTAACGCGGGCGGTCAGAACGTCTTCCTTTTGCGGAATTACGGCGCTCCAATTGACCGGCTTCTGCTGCTTGCCGTCAATCTCAGCGACCTGTTCCGCCGTAAGTGTTTTTGGCGGCATGTCGTACTATTCGATAAGTCGGGCAGTTCCGTCCGGCAGGCGCTCGTAGGTAGAGCCGTCGTAAACGAATGTGTTGCGAGCCGGTGCGGCAGCGCCGGATTGTGGCTGGCCTCCGGTCCTTGCGGCCTTGATCTCCTCCACCGGCACACCCTTCGATCTCGCCTCGAAGCGGTCGGCGAAGTCTTCAACCTCTGCCAAAGCGGCGCCGAAGTCGGAGTCACTCAATTCGAGCGACAGACGGTTGGCCGAATTGACCGCCGCCTCTGCCTCGCGCACCTGCATCGAGCCGAAGCCACGCATACGCTGGATGACCGGTAGGAAGACCTTGGCGCGCGAGCTGTCGATCAGGCTGGAGAATCCAGCGGCGGCAGTTCCCGCGGCGGGGCGCTGCTTTCCGGTCTCTTGATCGACCACACCGCCCCAATAGGAAGGCGCGGCGACGTTGAAGGGTCCGCGGTATCCGAGCGCCTTTGACCGTCCCTCATGATTCTTGATGGAATCAATGGTGTTGCGCATCAGCGCCACGTCATCCATGGCGACCTGCAGCTCGCGCGGGCCGAGCGGCTTGTTGGCCTTGTCTTCCGGCTTTGCCTTCGTCTCGCGCTCGTAGAACTCATCGAGCCAGCGGTTGGCGTCACGCGGATCAAGCTGCGCCGGAGTCTCGCTGCCTTCATTGTTGTACGAAAAGTCAGCAACGCGGTCATAGACGTAGCGCAGCGCGGGCGGCAGCTTGTTGTATTCCGCCGCGGCCTGCTCTTCGGTCAGGTTTGGATCGTTGAGCTTGTTGATGAACGAAAGATCCATCGTGGACGAAGTGACGCGACGCTCGGCGGGTTCAGCGCGACGCACCTCCGCTTGCTCTGCCACATCGTTGACGACATCTTCCGGCGCGGTGTCCATGTATTCATCGCTCATCGGGGGCGCATAGCCAGCGTCCATTTCGGCCAGCGAGTTGGACACGCTGGTGTCGCTGGGGCTATATGGCGGAAGATCAGGCTCTACCGGATCGGGCAGTCGGTTGCGGTTGCGCGTGGACATAGATTAGATGGGTTTGTTGAAGCGGCGCATGGCCGTTGGGACGGTTACCGGAGCCGGACCTTGTGGCGTGTTCATCACCTCGCGCTCACGTTGCAGACGCTCGCGCTCATACATTATGTCGCGCTGGTCGTTTGTACGCTGATCCTGCAGCGCGGGAGCCTGCTCCATGCGTTGCTGCCCTAGCTGCGAATTGATCAGCGCAGGCATCATCGGCATCAGCATCTCGGACGCCTTGAACCAATCGCGGTCGTTTTTAAGTTTCCCGCCAGCGACCGACTCAAGCTGCTCCATAGACATACCGAGAGACGGCGAGACAACCTTGAACACATCCTTGAACGCGCGGCCTTTGGCTTTCTGGCTTTCAATCTCGCCATACATGCCGCCAATGGCTTGCAGCGCGCCGCCGATATTTTCTCCCATTTGTCCCATCATCTGGGCATTGGCCTGCGCGGCGCCGACCTGTCCTGCGGCAAGAATCTGGCCGCTATTGTCCTGAGTAGTTGGTGAATAGCTAAACATAGTTTTGTCTCTTTCTAATTAAGCCGCCTTGGCAGCCATCAATTCTTCAGCGAGGGCGGCGCCGATAACCGCTGGCTTGATGGCCAGACGCTTTTTGCCCTTGTAATCGACTTCGGCGACAGCCTCTGGCAGCACCTTCTTCACGTCCTGAGCTATGAAGCCCTTGTGCTTCTTGTCATCGCCCTTGTAGCTGAACTCGTAAGCGGTGAGTCCAAGCACGCTGCCAGCCTTGCCGAGCGGCTTGATGTCTTTCTTCATGCGCTTGTCGCTGAAAGCTAGTGCCATGCTTGCGCCTTGCAGCAATCCACCGCCAAGACCTCCAAGAAGACCCATGGTGCCGGACTGGCGCATGGCACCCGCCTGCGCATTCGCCGCCTGCACCGCCGCATTGTTATTCATCCAGCTATTGAACTGGGACGCCTGCATATTGCGGTTGAAGGTCTCAACCGAACCGGCGGTTGCCAGCGAGTTATTGAACGCATTGCTCGCCATGTTGGTTGAGCGGTCCAGCGTGGCGCCGCCAAGCTGGAACGCCGCATTCAACCCCTGACGGTATGGGTCCATGTCTCCGTAAGCACCGGCCAGACCGATGCGCCGCTGACGGCGGGCGAGGTCAAGCTGGTTGGCTCCGAGGGCGAACTGACGGCGCTGGTCGAGACGCTGCTGCGACATGGCGTCGCGGTTGAGTATCTCGGCGGCAGACGATCCGGCGCTTGTGCCGAGACCGCGAGCGGCAAAGGCGGCGCGGGCCGACTGCTGTGCTGCGCGCTCCTGCTCTGGCGAGAGCGAGCGTCCAAGGGCCAGCTCCTCCTGTGCTTGGCGCTGGAGTTCCGTCTCGATCTGGTTGGGCGCGCTGGCTGATTGCAATTCTTCGCCGATAACTCCGCGCGCACGCTTGAAGTAATCATTGTCCAAGCGGCGGGCCATCTCATCGGCCGTGCCGAATTGCAGATTGGTCATCTGCGGATAGAGGCCAAGTGTGGCCTCCATCTGGTCGCCAAGCATAATCCTCCCGTATTTCTGCGCCGCCGAATACATCTTGTCGTAATCGATTGGCGTCGGCGCTGGGGGCTGCGCGACATTGTAAGTCGTGCCTCCTCCGCCACCGCCTCCGAAAATGCTTGAAACTGCTTTTCCTACGTCTCCCATATTATTTCCTCCTCGTTGCTTTAGTTAATTTATCCCAGTCGTAAACCCTCACGCGGTTGTCCTTGCTCCCGCGAAACCATGAAACCCAAGGCTGCGGATGCGGGAACACGCGCATAAACTCCCCGCAAGCATTTGCGTGGCCAGTAGAAGCAGCCAGAGTGACGTGCCAGCAGTTGCTTTGGCCTTGTTCAAATTGGTTCTCCTCCGCGTTCCACCGCACAGCGCGAGCCAGCATGAAGCATTCCGGCGATGACCACACATAGCCCGCCGACAGATGCTCGCCGACTGCTTCCCAGAAGTCTTGCGTGCTGTGGTTGTCCCACCATTGTTTTGCCTTTTGCCATGGGAGCATTCTTAGAACTTGATGCAGTAGAGCAGCGCGATGTTGGCGGGGCGGGTCTCGGTGCCGCCGGTTGCTGTGGTCTGTGCGCCGGTTGTGCTTGCCCAAACGTTGTTGTCGCCTCCGCCCGCCCTCGTAATGATCTGCGCATAGCGAGTGTATTGGTGGTCGTGGCTCTTTAACTCGTCCGCCTGCTTCTCAGCAAAAGTGCCACTGTAACTGCTACCGCCGATGGTTTGCGCGGAACCGGCGCCGCGAATAAAAATACCGCTAAGATTGGGAAGCGGCAGACGCTTGTTGGCAGCGAAGTCAGCGGCTGCGTCCGCACCTCGAGTTGAGGCCGATCCGCCGCTGGTAAGGATTGGCAGGTCGGTATTTGTCCAGTTGTCCCAAAGAACGGCGAACAGGGCCGAGTAATCAGCCGATGCGTTTGTGGCACCACTGGAAGCGGAGCCGATAGTGCTGCCATTCGCGGAAAGCCATCCGGCGGGAGCCGTTGATCGCGCGAAGGCTTGCACTGCGCCGACTGGCAGGAGTGCTTGCTGCACGGCGGTGACCAGCTTTGCTAATGTGACGTTTCCATCCACAATGTTTGCAGTGGCTACGGTTATCGCGCTCGGCAATGCTCCGGTCGCCAGCTTGCTAAGGCCAATCGCCGCTGCGGCGCCGATGTCGGCGTTGACGATCTCGCTGACGGTGCGGGCGGAATTCAACTTAGTCGGGGTCACGGTATCCCCAGAGGTGAAGGTGTAATTATATGAGGCCATAGGGTAGTTGAGAGTTTAGGGTTGAGCGTTAAGAGATTAGGCGGCAGAGCGGGTTTCCGTGGGCGGTAGCGACTTGGGCGATGCCTCAATGCTGGCGGATCTAATTTCCGGCCGCCCGCCGGAGGTTTCGTAAATGACTTCCGCGCTGTGCGCCTTGTAGCGCACCGGAGACTTCATGTTGTAGTCTTCGCTGCTTGCGTTGCTGTTGGTCAGCGTGCCGACTGTCGTTGTGGTGTCAGGGTTGATGGTGCTGATCTTGGTCGAAACGCTGGCGCTGGCCGGAATAACCACATCGGCGATGGTGCGGAGGAATCGCTTGCTGTGCATGTCGCCGAAATCATAGCGGCGGGTCTTGATGCTTCCGGTGACTGGGCTGGTGCCCGCGTTGACGGCGTTGTCGTCCATTGCGCTGTCTTCTTGCTCCAACAGATAGAGGTTGCCGGAGCGCGGCACCGAGAACACGCGGCGCTGGTTATCGTAGGTGCCGACAAGGATCTGGTTAACGCTGGCGCTGGACGGATAGATGTCGCGGTATTCCCAAGTGTCCGTTAAGGCGTTCCAAGCAACCACCAACTGATTGCCGTCGAGCGGGTCGGCGCTGGTTGGGAGGGCAACGAGATAGCGGTTGCTGTGCCAGATTCCGAAGGCGCTGCGCTCCACGCGGGACTGGACAACTTGGCTGAACAAGTCGGCGATGGGTTCGGAGAGCGGCTTGGTGTCGCCGCGAAGTTTTAGATCGAGGCGGCTGTCGAGACGGTAGATGCCAGCGTCGGACAAGAAGAAGACAAACGCACCGGCGGTCACGATCGTGTTGCGCGCACTGCATCCGATTTCGTTGGTCAGGAGCGTGAGCTGTGACACCGGAGTGTCTACGCTGAAGTCGCTGCCATCGGTGGAGGCGAATTGGTTGAGCGTAGCCAGCCAGATGGATTTCCTACAGAAAACGAGGGCTTGGCCTTCAACCCATGGGTGGACGGCGACAATGCGGTCATCGCCGCCTGCGCCCGCGCGGAAGCTGTTCCAGAAAGGGTCATACAAGTCAGGGTCAAGAACGTCGCTGATCGCCACGGTGTCGCGGTTTTTGGCAAACCAAAGCCGGTTATTGTGGTAGGCCGCCCAGCCGGTGCTCGGCATCGTCGTGTAGGTGACGCCTTCGGCGGGCACGCCTGCGGTGGCGCGGACGAAGTTGCCGCTACCGCCGTCCCAATAAATCGGCGGCTTTGTTCTCCGCACCTTGATTCCTGCGGCGGCGTGGGTCGCGGTGAGTGCTGGCACGGTAATGGTGAAAGAATCCGTGGCTACGCTCTGAATGTCGTATTCGTGGCCTGCATCAAAAGCCGGTGTCGTGCTGCCTTCGATGCGGACACGGGCGCCAGCCGGATAGCCATGGGCCGTGACGTTGACTGTGGCCGTGGTCGAGGAAACGGTAATGCCGGAGGCAGTCGTCAGCTTTTCCTCATAGCCGGTGGCGGTGCGGGAGGCTTCGCGGAGGATATACAAGCGATCAAAGGCTTGTAGCACGCTGACAGTGTCGGTGCCTTCGATCTTCTCGGCGGGGCTGGTCGGATAGGTCTTCACGACCGGCGATTGTCCCTGCCGGTAGAGCGTGGCGCTGTCAGATCCGGCAAGGACGATAAATTCGTTGGCGTTGTCGTAGTTCTGACTGGCGAAGACTCCGGCGGCATACAGTCCGCCGTCGTAGCTGTCGCGGACTTCGGGGCCGTTGTTGGCAACAATCGTGCCGGTGGCCGGTGTCGCGGGGCTGCCGCTGACGGTGTAGGTGAAAGTGTTGGCGTCCGTGACCGTGACAAGGAAGTCGCCGTTGTAGTCGGTCTGCACGGCGCCACGGATGTTCACTTGGTCGCCAGTGGTGAAGCCGTGGGCAGCAGCAGTGACGGTGGCCGTGGTCGAGCTGCGAGTGATCGAAGTGACGGAAACGTCTGTGCCGAGGGTGAAATCCAATGTCAGCGGGGCGCCGGTCGTGCCGATGGTGTCGGTGAGGCGCTTGCTGCCCTTGCGGGTCTGTGCCACGCCGCGATCCAAGCGCATATTGACGCTGTCTTGCAGCATGCCTGCGGGCAAGGTCAGCGGGTTCAAGCGGCTGGCGAAGCCGATGAAGCCGTTGTCGCCGTCGCGTTGGACTGGACTTTCTAATGCCATTAGTTGAGCGCTGCCTTCAGTCTGCTTTTGAACCGCGCCGCGTCTGCAGGTGAAATGTCGTTCTTGCGGTTGGGGGCGATCTGCTGGTGGGTGACGATGCGGGACATCGGGATGTGCCAGCGCTTCATGCGGGGCACGATGTATTGGATGGCGCTGTCCATCGCTGCTTCGCCGAGCGGGTCTTCGTAGGTATTGCCGTCCCATGCCACACCGAGGGAATAGCTGTTGCAGTCTGGAACGCCTTGCCATGAGCTGATACCTGCATGCCAGCAGCGAGCCGTATCGTCGGCGAGGACGGTGCGGTTGCCGTTGCGGGCGATGATGACGTGGTAACTCACTTTGCTGGCGGGGTTCATGCACCAGCTCACCGAGCCGTTGTAGCTACCGCTGGTGTGGTGCAACACGATCATGGTCGGCGTGATGGGGCGGCCGCTTTTGTTCGGGGTGTTGAGACGGCGTTCGTCGTAGGCTTTGCTCGCGGCGGGTGTGGAGACGGTTGTGGATTCTAATGGCAAGCTCGGCGAGGCTGGCGCTGGGCCAGTCGCGGACGGCTTTCCAAATAGTCTCTTGATCCACTTCCACATGGTTACTTCGCGTGGCCTTTGGGCGGCGGATTGACGGTGACGGTGGCTTGC